TTGTGACAGGGTTAAGCATGTTCATTGAACGAGTGCACCAACGAAGATTATGTGCCACATTGTTCGTGCGGTTCCCATCTATATGGTCTACATATGCATAGTTATTAGGATTGGGGATGAACGCTTTAGCAACAAGCCTATGGACTAATTCAGTCTTATCGACTCCGTGTAGGGATGTAAGTCTAACTCTCAAATATCCTCCCCTATTTGGGCGAGGAGTTAATATGCGAGGTTTAGTCATCCAACTATTGTTATTACCTCCGCTCACGCGATGGGATAGCGATGAAACTCTACCGTAATCAGATACCGCGAAATAGCCGAGCGTACCATCAATAATACGCCATTCTTCTCCTTCGAGAGCAATTCTCTCTATAAATTCCCGATTTGTCATTGCCAAACAATTTAGTGGTGCCAAACGAGAAAAAGAGGGAAGGACGTTTGGCAAGCCCTTATCAGTTGGTCATGACTCCAACCTATCCCGATGTAAAATTAGTTATAATAACTTAAATTACAAAAATATGGCAGTATTCCCATTTCAGTATGTTAACCGCAGGGGCATACCGGTACTAAAAACTACGGGCGTGACAGTGGAGACCACGGGTGTTGTGTTTTCCTTTCCCAACCACGCATTTGCAAATTCGTGGTACCGAGGACTCGTGCTGGTTGAGTTGGTACAGGAAGTCCCTGCCGGCACAACGGGAACGCTTCCCGTGCTGTTTGAAACCAACGGGCAAAATAAGAATCTGACGACGTACAACGGAGCAAATGTCACAGTATCGGATATTCCGGGTTCAGGGGTATACCAGATATGGTATGACAAGCAGACCGATACTTTGCAATTGATGACCGGTGCCGTCTGAATTAAAAAAACAATTAACAGAAAGAACGGGAGAAGGTAACTCCTTCTCCCTGACTTTCACAAATCATTAACCAAGATGTTTCAGAACTTGAAAAAAGGCTCCTTAGTCTACGTCTTCGACAATCGCGAGCAGCCAAAGTTTTATACAGCGAATGTAAAAGATGTGTCGGCCCCGTACATTCCGCCCCAGAAACCGGGGCAGTTCTCGCCGATGCAGCAGTTCATCAATATCTCGATAGAGGGCAACGAGCCGTGGGGCGTCCCCATGCTGGCGGACATCGTTTCGAAAGACGGCCTTACCGTAGCGACGACACGTGAAGTGTTGAAACCGACCATCATGGAGGCACAGCAGGCAAGCCGTGACATCGTGGAATCATTCGACAGGCACAAAGCCAACCTGAAGGTCTACGATGAGATCCTGATGCAGCTCGATCCCGAAGCTGCGCGTTCAAAGGAGCTCGAAGCCGAAAACCGGGAGTTGCGGAAGATGCTCGCTGACATGAACGAACGGCTGAGCCAGATACCGACGGCGGAAGAACTGAGGAGCCTTGTCAAGTCTGAACCACCTGCAAAAACAAAGTAACTATGGGTTGGAGAATCATAGGTGAAGGCCGTGGCGGCTTCGGCGGCCACGAAGAGGAGATGGAGCGAGAGCTCCGACGCGCCTACGAAGAAGGCTTTGAAGAAGGCCGGCGTGAAGGCCGTGGCGGATACGGTGAGCGTGGCGGCTACGGACAAGGTGGCGGCTACGGCGAACGTGGCGAGTATGACCGCGGCGGGTATGAGTATGACGACGCCTACGGCGAACGCCGTGGCGTAAGGGGTACAGGCCCCTATTCGCGGTATCGCAGGCGGTAAACCGGAGGGAGGGGGCCGCAGTGCCCTCTCCTATTTTAAATCGAAAAATATGGACAGGTTAGATACACATGAAAACTTCCCGGCAGGGTTCCGGGAATATCTCGAAAATTACGGTTGGCACTTTTCAAAGAAGATGTGCGAATTCGCCGTTTCCCGCATGAAGGACAGGAACGGCAAGAAGATCGAGCCCTATTCTAAGGATAAGGTGGATGCGCTGCTCAAGCAGTACGGCATCGAACTCAAAAAGGACAAGGGCTATGATTGCGTGTACGTCTGCAACATGGCATTGGCGGACTATTTCGGGTCGTCGATACCCAATCCACAATACCTGGCGATGTTCATACGTGACTATATCGACGATGAAGACGGATACGACGGCTTGCCATTTACACGTTACTATGCCGATACCATCGGCTCGGGAACACCCATCCTGTGGGAAGAGATGATGTAGCCATGGAAGAATATCCCCAGATCAGCGAATTCACAAACGACAACGACGAAATCGATGAAAAATATCGCAACGCTCGTCCGTAACCTGCCTGCCGACAAGTACCAGGAACTAGCCGGGGCGGTGAACGACGTATTCGAGAACAAGCGCTTCAACCGGGCACAACGCAGAAGGCTGGCGCGAAACTGGCGCAAGTACGGAAAAAGGGAGGAAAAATGAAGATTCGGGACTTGAGTATTCACAAGTATGGTTGGACGTTGCGCATATATTATGCCGTGACGTGCTACTATACGGGCGAAATACTCAAGTCCCTTACCGACATCGGATGCCCCGATACGGTTCTTCATCGCGTACAGGGGAATATGGAAAAGTGTGAAATGGATACGGGATTCACCTACTCCAACAAGGAGCATCGGCAAAGTGTCATCGTAATAGGGATGCACTCCTCGCCGTGGGAATTTCTCAACAGCTTTGAGCACGAACTGCGGCACCTCGTAGACGATATAGCCCTTACTCTCGGCCTGCCGATGGCCGGGGAAGAGGTAGCATACCTTACTGGCGAAATAAACCAGGCGCTATGGGAAGATGTGCACCAATTCACCTGTTGTAAATGTAATGGACATGGAAAAAGATGACACCCAATACTGGATGGCGATGCTCGAAGTGAGCGAATGCTGCGCACCCATATTCGCTGCCGTCGTATGCGAGTTGATGAATACGATGTAGTTATATTTCCGGGATTAAATCAACGGCTTCACGCTTCTTTTCGTCAATGATTTTTGCGTATATCTGAGTTGTTTGGATATTAGTATGACCGAGCAACTTAGATACAGTGTATATATCTGTCTTATAAGTTATTAGCAATGTTGCAAAAGTGTGACGCGACACATGATAAGTCACATGTTTTTTTATGCCCGCTTTTTTAGCCCATTTATCTAAATATTTCTCAATCACCCATACCATTGGGAGAGAAAATATAATCCCGGTCTCACATTCTGTTTGAGGCAACTGATTTAAGGCATTTGCAGAAAGGGGCACCCAAATTGGCGTGCCTGTTTTTTGCTGTATTACGCGCACTTGCCTTTTATCGTCATCTATCCATTCAATATCTTCCCATCTTAATTTCTGAATGTCCGACAAGCGCAACCCACAAAAGCAACTGAATAAGAATGCCCTTTTAACCATATCATATTCGCAGGGCGTGTTAATCAACTTTTTGATTTCCTCCATCACAAGAAACGTGCGCGGTTTATTTTCGGCTTCTGGACGGTCTTCTGCCGATATGGAATCAGCAGGATTTTTTTCGATAACCCCCTCTTTGACAGCCCTATTCAAAGCTGTAGATAATACTTGAAAATACAGCGCCCTGGTTGCGCCAGTTAATAACTTTCCTCCACGCCCTCGGACTTTGTTAAGGTATTCAATATACCCCTGCAAATATTGCTTGTCAACCTGTTTGAATGTAATTTTGTTCCCAGAGTATGCCACCAGATGATTTATTGAATTCTTGATGCTCTGAGCATACATCCTCCCTCCCTTTTCCAGGTATCGTGCCGATTCGGATTGCAGATAATCAATAAAACGTAACTTAACCTGCGCCTTTGAATTAGAAAAACCATGAGAGCGATTCTGCATTTCAACGATTTTTTCAGATTTTATAGCATTCGCCAAGCTAAGCGTCTCTTTATTTTTTATCCTATCAGCATTCGAGTGTTCTGGGATAAGATATAAATGTAAAAAATCATAAACACGATGCCCAGACTGGTAAATGTCAAGATATAAAGAAATATTCCCATTCTTTAATAGTTTGCGTCTTAATTTGACTGGCTCTTTAATCTTTGCAGTAGTCATGGGTAATGAGTTTACCGCGAAGATAGTAATAATTTGAATTTAGAGTAACAAACGAGTAACAAATTGACGACAAGTAACAACAATATGACGATAGAGAATACACTAAAAATCACATTGTCAAAAATAAGCAAAGCCCCATAAAACAGGGGCTTTACTTGTCATTTGTTAATTAGTATTTGTCGTGAGTTTGCTGCATTGATTTACGAGCCGAAGTTGTCGTAGAGGATATTCTCCGACGGCACTCCGAGGTCGTCCAGCATCTTGACCACCGACGCGATCATCATCGGGGGGCCGCACATGAGGTAGATGCAGTCCT